CTCTTTACTGAAAAAAGTGCCGATATAAGACTGAATACCGTCAAGTGCTTGAATACGATCCTCAAGCAACTCGGCATCCTTTAACTCTGCGAAATGTCCATCTTCCATAAAGTCATACTGGATATGCTCTTGCATCCTTGGCCAATCCTCTGGTGCAATTACTCCTTTAAGAAGAAGGTTAGTTTTAAGAATATCAGTAAATATAGGAACAAATTTCTTTCGTATTCTCTGTACAAACTTAGTAAATTTGAGTTCATCTCTAGTAATTTCTGTTGACCGTCCAAGAGAAAACCCAGTTTCTGCCTCAAGTCTTGAAATCGGCACGTTAAGTGAACGGTATAATTTCCGTTGGAAGTATACGATATCATCAATTTCACCAAGATTAGAGCCGCCAGGAAGGGTTGAAATCTCTGTTCCTCGTCCACCCTCTCTTCGGGGGAGCCAAAAATCTTCTAACATACTCATGTGGTTTCTATCATCACGAATTTCACCAGTAGATGCGTCATATACCAGTTTGTTACGATACCTGTTCATAACGTCTTTAAGATACTGTTCTGCTTTAATTTTGGGAAGATTACCAACATCAATGTAGAAAATTCTACGTTCTGGGGCTCTTGAAATACGGTAAATTACAATCGCATCCTCAATCATTCGTAATTGATTAACTGGTTTAATTGCTTTATGAAGATATGAAATAACACTACCAGAATTACCATCAAGCAAACCAGAAGGACAATATGTAATTGAATCAGAAGAAATTCGAATTCCCTGATCTACACCTTGTGCTCCTATCGTTGAGAACCCTTTATCATTATAAATAAAATATTCTTCAATATTAGTTACCATTTCTAAACCTTGACCTTCAGTATCAGGTTCTTTTTGAGTTTCTCTAACTTTCCGAATTTTGGTAGGATCAATAAGTCTTAGTTGTGTAATTCCTCTCTGAGTATCCTTTCCTATAACTTTGTGATAGAAAATTCGTCCATCAATATACCATCTGCGAAAAACATCATGGCCCTTTTCATTAAAATTAAGAAGTCTCAGAACCTCATCAAATTCGGTTCTGATTCTTCTTTTAATTTTATCTGAATATGGGATATTAGTTAAATCTATTTGAACTGAAACATCATTTAGATTAGAAATAATTGCCTCATTAACAATATCTTCTATCGCTGCATCACATTCTGATTGCATAGAAATGTCCCTATACCTTCGTATAAGGTCAAAATCAGATCGATGACGGCCGTCAGTATCTAAAACTGATGAAAAGAAACCGCCGCCGGCGATTTCAATAGCACCATCATCTGGAGTTGGGTCCGTGAATGTCTTTTCGTGTGGACCCAGCTCCTTTTTTGCCTTTTGTATTGTAAAGCCGAATATATTTGCCATTCTAAAAAATCTCCTACCGACTATTTAGTAGGTTAATATTAGAAAGATACGCCAGAGGCTTCAAAGTGTTGATATCTCCAAGAGACTGTAAATTCTTCAATTGCATCAGCATTGTCTGAAGTTAACTCAATTTCACCAAGAGTTGTTGGCCAAGCACTTCTGAAGATGTAACTTTTCAGAATTGTATCATCCCTATCCAACTGTTCTACTGTCAAATCCGTCTGATAATCAGCAGGAGCAACAACACCTGTATTATCTGCAAGATCATTAATACCATTCATCCACAATTCTATTGCATTACGAACCATAAAATCGGTATCATTCATTACTGTAACTTCCCAAGGATCAGCAAACTCTCTGTCTCCAGCAATATAAATTGATCTTCCACGAAAGGGGATTGCAATTTCACCAAGTGTTTGTCCTGGTAAATTTGCACCTTTGACTAGAAAAGAGGTTCTTCGAACATCTAATCCTGTAGCAATACCCGGCGGTGCGGTAAGAGTTACCCTAAACTGATTGGCCCTTGCGCCACCACCAATTAAATTAGCTTTAAAATCGTCTATGTTAGCCATTTTCTATTACCCCCACTTTCCAACTACTTCACTAAACGATACGCCGGTTCTAACCGCAATAAAGTTTAGTGTAATGAAGTTGATTGATCGGGCAGGTTTAATATAAATGTCACCGATAAACTCATTTCGGTCAATAACCTCTCCCGTATTATTTGTAGAGTCGCAAACCACCTTGAAGTCATATATACCTCTTCGTCCTTGCACATCTCGCAAGAATGGTTCAACCAAATTACGGAACGAGGCCCGTGTAAATTCATCGTTGAACTCAAAGAGCATATATTTTGCAGCTGTTGCAATTGCCTTCTCAAGTACCAAAAATAATCGTCTTACGTTGATACGGTCAAATGCACTTGGTTTAGTGAGTGCAGTTTTATCCCCAAAGAGTGTAACACCCTGTCCAGGGAAATCAACAACAGGATTAATTCTCGCACGATATAGAATATCACGATCTGCTTTTTGTGGACTATACGACAATTTGATTGCACCACGAACATTTCCACGATTGTAACCCGCCGGTGACCACCAAGGATCAGCAACACCATCAGTGTATGCACAAAGTCCAGCAGTATCACCATTTAACGGCACAAACCGATATACGTCATTATACTTGTCATACAAATATTTGTATCCACTGTCATAAACCATATAAGAAGAGGAAGGACAAAAATCAAAACCATCTTTGACATTCTCTGTCTGTGTTATGGTAGATGTTACATTTACTGTAGCAGCCCGATAAGGAGACACAAAACCAACGCAATCTTTACGAGTTTCACAAAGGTCTGTAATCATAGTAACATGAGTATCCATACCAGCAGCGGTATCTGCAACACCAGAACTAGGACCACCTAAAATAAGATTGATGTCAAGTTTTTCAGTATCAGTAAATTTGTCATACCCAATTTCAAGTTCTCCAGCAGTCACAGAATAATCATCTGTTCCTCCTGTTAGTGTATCACTTGTAACACCACTTACCATTGTGTAATCCGTTCCCGTTGCAACATCTGTACCCCAGTTGGAACCACCAGCAACATGATCTGTCCAGTAAATATAATTAGACCCTCTGAAAATAACATCAGGATAATAATTATTACCCCCTTCTGTTGTTTTACCAGCCGAATTCTTTGACATATTCGACCATCTTTCAAGTAATGAAGAAGTTCTTCCACCAGCAACATCAACATCGTAACCAGTGAGATCACCTGTTTTATCATAAACTGCAACATGCAATTCATCATTTTCACCACGGCCATTTTCAGTTGACCATACAGATGTGCCCGGAGGTCCGTCAAATACATCACTGAAACGCCAGCGTCTGCGAATATATGAATTATCAGGAATTACAGTTTGAATTCCGGCACCAGCAGGATCATCGAGTTTACGGATTGTTAAAGTCTCAGAAGAAACTCCCGTAACTTCGTATTCAACATTACCTGTCTCTACCGCTGAACCACCACTTGACATAAATGCTACCGGCACATCATCAGCAACTGTTATTGCTTTATCAAGAATCAGTGAAGTCTGTGCAGTAACCGTTGCAACCTTAACAACTTCATCTCCGTCTGAAATCCCAAGACCAATAACACGATCTCCAACCACAATTGTACCAGAATTGCCATCTAATGTAAGAGTTTTACTTGCAGTCGTTATTGCACCATTTACAGTAGCAGTAACAGCGTTTGCAGTATAAAATTTAATAATATCACCAATTACAATGGCGTTATCAGTCAAATCCTGATCATCAACAGTAACAGTAGTATCACCCACTGCCAGGGCCCCATTCACTAAATTAGCAGCTGGTATTTGACTGTATGCTCTAGCACTACCACAAATATCAACACCAATTGAATTACCCCAAGTACCAGCAGAACGTGCAGCCCACTCTCCGTGTGAACCCTGTCCTGTTGAAAAACTTGCTTCATAATGATCATCATCTCTAATAAGAATTCCGCTGTTTGCACCAGCGTTTAAAATCCCTGATTCGGTTCTCACTACTTTAAGGGCGTCACCATACTGCAAGAAATTTGCAGCAGTAAACCACCATTCAAAGTTTGAACCATTTGGTTTACCAAATGTTTGTAACAATTGCTCTTCTGAATTAATTGCAGTTACCGAACTAACTGGGCCTTTTGCGAAAGGTCCGGCGATAGCTCCAATAGATGTAGAAACAGCAGGTATAACATTGGTAAGATCAATTTCTCTGACATGAACGCCAGGTGAAACTAGAAATCCCATATCCGTACTCCTTTAATTTTAGAGTTGTTTTCTACTGATATTTATAAATTCTACCTTTTACAGAACATTTTTTATAAGTGTTATATCATATAAATAAAGGTATGAACGAACACTATGAAAAATACAAAGATACGATAAAAAAAGTATCTAGAAGAAACTACCAGAAGCGTAAGATTCTCCTAGAAGAGTTTTTTATCGACAAGTCATGTAGGCATTGTGGTGAGTCTGAATTCGTATGTCTCAAG